GCTGGATCGTTAACAGCTTCTATACCACTAAATTGATTACCGGCTGCATCAGTAAAAAGAGCTTTAGTACCTTGAAATGCTCTATTTAAAATCAAAGGTGTTTGTTCTTTAATTAATTGATTGTAGTAACCTTTTTGCCAATAGATACTTCTACCAGGGTTAGCCAGTAAATTTTTAGATGTTTCATTAGATGTTTGAAAACCTTTAGCCTCAGCTAAATAATTAACATTATCATATTTTACTGTCTCAATACCTAATTGACTTTCAGTTGTAGCATAGTCATTCTGAATTTGAGGGTTATTTCTATACTCTGTAAGCCTAGCCTGACGACCTTCTTCAGTTTGATCAATGATCATCTGCTTAGTTCTTTCAGCAGCTACTTTACCAGCAGTTACACTGAAATCAACTAAAGCACCTACTGTAGATTTAAATAATTCTTGATCAGCTTTGTCTTGCGCTTGCTTAGATTTAGCTTGATTTTCAATAGCAAGCTGTTCGTTTTTAATGTTAAGTTTTTCAATGTCTTGATTGCGTTCACGTGCTCGGCTTTCATACTCAGAGTTTTCCTTCATATCTTGAAGGTCACTATCTCTTTGTCCTATTTCAGCGTCACGTTGACGCTCCATACCTCGGATAATCCTGTTACTTTCTTCTTCCATTCGAGCAATACCAGCCCTACTAAGTTGAATAGGTTGGAATCCTCTTGGTCTTGTAGCGGGTTGGTATTGTAGTCGTGCCATGGTTTATTTATTAAAAATAGTTTACTTTAGAAAGCTAAGAAGGCCGCCGTCAGCAAAACCTTGAGCATCGGATGCTTGGCCTTCGAGAAGATTAAAATTGTACGGTGTTCCACCACCAAAATCTCCGATATTATTTTGACCAAAATTAAAATTAGATCCGCCACCGCCTCCGCCACCCTTAGGGCCAAAAAGATTTTGGATGTTTTGGACACCACCGCCAGCGACAAACGAGGCAACCTGTGCACCAGCACTTAAAAGTTCATTGAATGGATCAATACGTGCACCTTTAGGTACTTGGGCTGGTTCTGTTTTAAGAGGTTTAATAAACGTTCTTGCTGGTCCCAATTGTGGTTCAGGTATTGTAGGTAGTGGTTCTGGGAAGATACTCATCTCGGCTTCAGCTTGTAAATCTTGACCTAATTTTTGTAGTTCAATTTGTTGGATGTTACGTTCAATTTGAGCAATCTGACTATCCATGTTAGCTTTCAATACTCTGTTATTAAATTCAGCTTCTTCGTTAGCAAACTTAATAGCTTGATCAATTCTAGCAATATCAATGCCAACTTCTTTTGTTTGAAGACCTGACCTAACTCTAGCAAATCTAGTTGCTTCATCAATTTTATTAATATTCAAACTAACACCAGTCTCTCTAACTGCTGAGTCAACATTTAGATTTAATAGTTGAATGCCAGCAATACGTCTAGAACCTTTTAAAGAAGATTTTAATTGAGTTAATGTTCTAAATGATTCAGCTTGAGCAGATGCTATACTTTTAGCTGTTGATTTACCAGCTTGACCTAAAGCAGCTTGACCGGATGCTTGTAATCCTCTAACAAATTCAGCTTCTTTTTGAAATGAATTAGTATTAGAAAGATTCTCTAGTTCAGTTTGAATTCTTTCGGTTCCAATACGTTGACCACTTTGTATACCAAATAAACTTGCTTGTTGTTGTAATTTATCAAGACCTAGATCAGTAAGTGTATTTTCAAACCCTGTTTTAATAGTTTCTAGTCTGACTTGTTGTGTTTCTCTATTAAAACCTTGGTTAATTAATTCATTTTGAAGATCTGCATAAAGTGATTCACGTTGAAATGCTTGTTGTAACCCAAAATCTTGTAAAGCAGCTTGTTGATCACCAATAGATAATCCAAAAGCATCTTCGTTATAACCAAGCTTTGCTTCAGTAATACCAAGATCTTTTTCGTAACGAGCTAAAGCTTGGCCGTATGAATAGTCTTGTATTTCTACATTGTAATCATACTGTTTTAATGCAGTTTCAAATTCAAACTCTCGTTGAGCAAAATAATCATCCCTACCTGCTTTAAAAACTTCTATTTCGTATTTACGAACATCTCTTGCTTGTTCGTTTAATTTGACTTGTTGAGCCCTTTCACTTTTTCGTCTTTCTTCATTTATCTTACCAGAAAAAGCTGCGTTGTAAATTTTGTCAAAAACTTTCATTTCAAGGCCAGATGTTTCTAGCTGCTCTTTAAGAAAACTTTCCTTAGGATTAAATTCAATGTCAAACATTAAGCCCTCCTATAATATCTAGGTGAATAGTTACCTTCCCACATCATCTCTACAAGAGATACAGGATATGGATAATCACTTGTCATTTTTAATTCAAAGTTAGTGTTACGTTGATGGATAGGTACAGTAAACCTATATTCAGGTTTTACAGGACTTGTACTAAATTGATAATCATCACTTAATGTTACCTCTTTAACTAAAGTCCATTCTTTAGCACTACCTAATTTAGTTTCAAATACCAGTGGACCTGATCGACCAGTAGATACTTTAATTCTAGCAATAGTTAATATAGCACTAAAGTCAACTGATTGTTGATCACGTCTAAAATAAAATGTAGGTAATTGTACTTCAAAGTGATAATTGTAGCCTACAATAATATTATCTGCTGTATCAGTTAAATTCCCTACAGCTTCAAAATAATTATAGTTTGTACCAGGTTCAATCTTAGGTGTTACCTCTAGAAAATAACCTTCATCTTCATTTGGTTTACCAATTAAAATTGCACCTTTTTTATTTTTGATAGGTTTATAAGGTGTGTAGATTTTAGTTACGTTGTTAGTTACATCATAAACTAATGGATCAATTCCTGAAGTAGGAGCTAATGGCTTAGAAAATAAATCTAAACATGGATTACCTGTAATAAATGGGTCTGATGTATTTACTGTAACCTCTCCTGTAGGTAACTCATTAACTGTAATTGAATTCAACAAATATTCACCTTCTTGTTGTGTTATAACTACAATGTCATCGTTTAAAACGTAAGCATCTTGAATAGTACCTGTTAATTCCCATTTTGTCCAAGCTTGAAATAGATCTTTTTCACCATCGTTATAATAACTATACATATAGATATAAGACGATTCTCTATCTACAAGTAAGATAAATGAGTTTTGTGGGCTAGAAACTAATCTATCAACAGTTTCAGGAATCCATTCAAGAACAACTTTACTGATGTCTACAACAATAGGAGGTTGTTCTACATCTCGTAACTGCATACTAAATACTTTAGCATAATCAGGTACTTTATTAACAAAACCTACAGTAGTCCCAATATCTACAGGAGATATATTACTATCCATTTCATAGTTAGATACTGTACGGATAATAGAAGACGTAGGTGTCAATGTATTTGCATCAGTAGCTGATAAAATAAACTGCTGTCGATCACCAAATAACAAAAGACCTTGAGCTGTAGGTAAGACATCAAATAACGTAACAGGTCTTGTACTAGATACATTTAAATCAATAGGATCTGAAGCAATTTGTGTTAAAGCTGATTTAACAAAGAAGTTAAAAGATTCATTAGCTACACTTAAGATTACATTATCTTCTGATAACAAACCAAATCTGTTGTTATAAAAAAATGTAGCCTTGATTGTGTTACCTATAAAGGAAGGTACTGGACTTGTAATGTCATCACCAACTAGCCTACTTACAAAAGGTATAGGTTCAAATGTAAATTGATCTACACCATTAACTGGTTCATTTAATACAAACCTATGTGGCATTGTGGATGAATCTAGTCCAGGTGAAGCATCTCTAGCAATTGTTTCAAGCCAATAACCTTTACCACGTATTCCATCATAAGCTACATATTTAACATAGTAATCATCACTATCATTATTAGTATTTAAGATGCGTACGTTATGGCCATCAAAAGATTCAGCAGGTAGTTCAGTTACATCATTAACTTGATCTAAAAATGCTTCTACAGAATCATTATTAAAACCACCTACTGCTGTTAAACTAAAAGCTAAAGGTGTACCAGGACTTGCTGGTGCATAACCAATTGTAACTGAATTAGTACCACTAAATCTTTTAATAACTAAACTATTAACATAAGATTCAATGTACCAAGCACCATCAAAATCAGCATTACTTGCAGTTTGTTGTGTTTCAATTATACTTTTTACTTCACCAGATAACGAATTATTAGGATTAACTCCTGTTAAAAAACTTTGAAAAGTTGAACTAGATGGTGCACTAGCTGAATCAGATACACCCTGAATAGTTACAGTATAATCATAGCCATCAACAAGTGAAATTAATTTTAAAGTACCTACTGAATTAGCAACAAAAGTACCAGCTGGTAGCATTGCTGTTACTTTAGTTTGATTGGTAATAATTGTAGTATCTTGAATACTACGGAAATGGAAATGATCTGAAGTAGAAGCTCCGCTAAAGTATGCACCATTAGTATTATCTGTAACTTCACATGCTGCACCTGTGTGTGCATTCCATGCATGAATATTAGTTCCTTTGATAGCACCAATATAAGAATTAGCTTCACTACGATCAAGAAAGAACCATACAGCATCTTCTAATTCTGATTCATTATAAAGTGTATCATCAGGTTTTTTTAGGTGATCAATAAACTTCATACCAGGTCTTTTTAGTAGACCATAGGTAGCATCAGGGTAACCATTGATACACTCTGATACCTGACCAGGTAGCTTCTTATCATCATTTTGTTTTGAGACACCACCTAAAAAATTAGGTGATAGTTGTGTTACTACTGGCATTAGCGATACAGTGCGGTAAAGGGTTTGTAACTGCGGTAATAATTACCACCTTGTGGTTGACCAAAGAATGTATGATCACCTTGATTACATTCGTATTCTAGAGCCATTGCTCTTGTATACGCTTCTTTTTGTGATAGCATTTGGAATTGTTGTCCATCACCAATTACTCTACTAGAAAATATAGAAGATGCTCTAGCTACAATATAAGATTGAATAGGTTGTGGGATATAAGTATAATCCCATTCCCATAGTACGTCAATGTAAAGTTTTTCATCTTCCCACTCATCTGTATGATGAATAGTATCATAAAGATAACCACCACGATTAACACTATTTCTACCTAGGTTTGCTACATAATCTTGACTAAGATCATATTGAATAGCATTATTAGGAATAGCTACTTTCTTTGTAGTTGCATCTGGTGCTACTTCAAGATTCAATTCTTTATTAAATGTCCAGCCTTCAGACTGAACTTCACGTGATACTTCTTTTAAAGTATTAAAAGCAATCGCAACTTCCGGGTTAGTTTGAGTTTCTACTTTATAAGAAACAACAGACTTTTGTATTGTAATATTACTGATTGATGAATGTGAAATATTTAAGGTGTAAGTATATGTTTCTGGTGTTGTACCTACAGCTGCACCTGCTACAGCAATGGCTGTATTAGGTTCAATATTTACATTTGGTGTTACACTGGAATCAGTACCAGAAATATAAGTACCAACAGGAATGTTAGCTTCTGTTGTAGTCAATGTAGTATCTAAAATACTACCAATAAAGGTACCTGATTGTTCAGTTACAAAAGTTGTTTCAGTTGTTAGAGTATTCACGGGAGCCTGACCAACTGACGCCAGGATCTGATTAACAGCTTGTAGCTCAGTATTGGAGCCAGTAGTAGGAAAAGGCATAATTTGATAATGAGTATTATTCTCAATAAAGAATTAAAAAAAAGGAGTCCCCGAAGAGACTCCCATTGGATAAATTAGTTGTTGACAGTACCGAATGCAGAAGGAGCAGTAGCACCAACATACAGTTCGACGGCAGCAGCAGGATTAAGGTAATCAGCACCACAAGCCAAACGACCAAGCATGACATCACCTTGATAAATCACGGAAACATCACCACTGGTTACTTGAACCTGAGGACCAATAGCTTCAACCATACCACAAGCTTCACGCTGGAAGATCAAGCCACAGGACTTACTACCAATTTCAGTAGCAAGACCATAGTCATTGTTGACACCAGCTTGTGCGTCACTTTGATTTTCAATGGTTTCGCCAACGAAATCACCAGTGTTACCAGGATCAGTAACACCAGTTGTACCACCATAAGCAGTACCATACTTGCCAAGGAAAGGAATGTTCATGGACTTGTAGATACGGATACCTGCAATCTCCATGATACCATTACCGGATTGCAAAGCAGTACCTTGCTCATCACGGTTTACAAGGTAAGCACCTGAACCGGAACCACCAATACCTTGAATCAATTCATAATACTGACGTGGGTTAAGGACAGCAACACGGCCTTCCATGCTAACACCTTTCTCATCCATAGCGGATGCGGCATTATAGAATGCTTCTACCAAGTTTGTTGCAACATAAGCATCAGAATCATTAGTAGTATTACCTACACGAATCTGAGTACCACCTGGTTCTGCATAGTTAGTAGCAGCTACAATACCAGCTTTACGTGCACCACGAGTGATAGCACGGAATGCAAGGCGGTCATACTTTTCAGCAAGTGCATAACCAATCTTACGTGAGATCTCAGAACGGAGATCATAATGAGCAAGGACTTCATCCAACTCATAAACAAAAGCTGAGCTGATCAACAGGTCATCACAGTTGATGGTCTTTTCTGACACCGGGGGTGCACCATCACTATTACCAAGAATGCTGTTACCAGGAGTATGGAATTCAGACTTAGTACGACCTGTGAAGATGAACTGCATTGATTTGCCGTTCGACAGGCTACGCTTCATAACAAGGTCACGAGCGATTGTATTACGCTGGAACCCTTTGAACATCTCACCACTGAACAGCTTCAAATAAAGCGCACGGCGTTGAGCATTAGAAGGAGACTGACCACCGGCAAAGTTATCAGCTCCTGGAATCATTTGTGGTGCAAGTTGAGATGCACCGGATTGTTGTTGTGACATTTTAAATAATAAATAATAAAGATATAGCTTTCACCAAACGTTTGATGTTTTAATTTTATTGTGGTCTATCCCACCGTCTAGACGGCAAAGGGTATCCTCGTAAGGGCCAATGCCAATAGTGAAGAGGGGAATTGCACCCCTCTGTTAGATCTATCTCACTTGGTGTATTTTACACCACGATAGCAATAAGTCTTGCCTTGCATAGTAACCTCTCTAGAAGCCTCCACAAGCCCCGTTCCATGCTTATGGTGTCATGCGTCCCGAAGGATGAACGGACGTGCTTCTAGCCGATCACAGGTGCCTTAGAGGTGGCAAGGTCAAGTGGGAAGTTGTGGGCATTCCTTTCATGCATAACTTCCATACCAAGTCCAGCACGGTTCAAGATGTCAGCCCAAGTATTAACTACATGGCCTTGTGATTCAACAATTGATTGATTAAAATTAAATCCATTCAAGTTGAATGCCATAGTACTAACCCCAAGAGCAGCAAACCAGATACCCACGACAGGCCAAGCAGCCAGAAAGAAATGCAAGCTACGGCTATTATTAAAAGACGCATATTGAAAAATAAGACGACCAAAGTAACCATGTGCCGCAACAATGTTGTAGGTCTCTTCTTCTTGCCCAAACTTATAACCGTAGTTCTGGCTGATGTCTTCAGACGTTTCACGAACAAGTGACGACGTAACCAAAGATCCATGCATAGCTGAGAACAAGCTACCACCAAATACACCAGCAACTCCCAGCATGTGGAAGGGGTGCATAAGGATGTTGTGTTCGGCTTGGAATACCAACATATAATTAAAAGTACCGGAAATGCCAAGAGGCATAGCGTCTGAAAAAGAACCTTGTCCAAAGGGATAAACAAGGAATACAGCGGATGCCGCTGCCACGGGTGCGGAGTATGCAACAAAGATCCAGGGCCTCATACCCAGTCGATAGGACAGCTCCCACTCACGACCCATGTAGGAATAGACACCAATAAGGAAGTGGAAAACAACCAATTGAAATGGTCCACCGTTGTAGAGCCACTCATCCAGGGATGCGGCTTCCCAGATGGGGTAGAAGTGTAGTCCGATTGCGTTTGAAGATGGGACAACTGCCCCTGAGATAATGTTGTTTCCATACATAAGAGAGCCAGCGACAGGCTCACGAATACCATCGATGTCAACGGGTGGAGCTGCAATAAATGCAACGATGAAGCAGGTTGTTGCTGCGAGTAATGTTGGAATCATTAGGACTCCAAACCAACCAACATATAGTCGATTGTTAGTACTGGTTACCCAGTCACAGAAGTCGTTCCAAATATTTTTTGTTGTAGCGAGATTGTAGTCGTAGTCATTAAAGTAATAGTACATGTTTATGAAGCGATTAGCATTTGTTAAATGCTTCACTTTATGAAGCGATTAAGTAAGACCAGTTTAAAGACTTGGCTGTCTAGAGCTATGCCGGGAATTGCACCCGGCTTATTCTATTTAGCTTCTACTGTAGTAGTTATTCTTCAATTGTAAATACATGACCCAGCTCTTCAGCACGGGCTTTAGCTTCTTGCTCGTTATCGAATTGCTCGATATTGGGTTGACCACTTGTCATTGTTGAAGCCTCATCTGATTCAACGTAGTGGGCAGAATCAGGACCGTGGCAGACGTAATAGGTTTTGTTCATAGGGTTAAGCGTTGAAGGATATCGTCCAACCCTTTGTAATTAGGTTGTCGTAAGCATTGTTAGCAGCAGTAGACCAAGTGGTTTTGGCTGCGTTAGTACCGCTGCCAATGCCGAGTGTGATGTTAGAAGCCCCGTTCGTGTCCAGACTGACCAGGATGTTCTCAATTGATTGAGCGGTAAGGGCACCGTTTGACCAAGCATTAGTGAATGCATTGGCTGTAAGTGTTCCCGTAGTGTCGAACATGTTCGCGGGGAAGCTTGTAAGGCTGGAGCAGCTTCGCCAGCAGCTGGAAAAGGTTGTAGCTGAAGAAGTATCAATCAATGGGAAGCTTGTAAGGCTGGAGCAGCCGTACCAAGCGTTGCCCATGGTTATAACT